CGTTCTCGTAAAGAGAAAGATTTTGAAATATGTTCGGTTAGTAAATTCAAACGTACGCAACAGCTAGAAGCACTACTCAAGAAGTTCCGTTTTAGCACTGATAACTATACCGATGGTGAGCTCTCCGAAAAAACGTTGAACACGTTTTTGGAGGAGCAAGTCCGTCTGCATACACCAATGCCATTGAAACTTAGTGGCCATATAGTGTTGCAGCGCGCGCGAGTAATCGCGAAACGTATCCTTGGAACTTATCCAGGGGATGAAGTTATCGATAATGTGCGATTCGGAAAGAAGTCCTCAATTGGTTGTCCGTTTAGCTTAGCATACATTGATATTAAGTTATCAATGAAGCGGGCTTTCACGGGGACGTGTGCTACATCTAAGTTCTTTTTCGACCAGGTTTTACCTGGTGATCATATCCTGCAAAGGATATTAGGCTACCTTGATAAAGGTAAGCTCGAAAAGCAACTTAGTTTAACACATCTCAACTTAGTTGAAGTTCCAAAAACATGGAAGAGCTATCGGTTAATTACACCGCTTACTCTACTGGGGTTATTTTTCTCCTATGGGTATGCGCGAGTTGTAACTCGCCGATTGAAGAATGCTGGTCTCGATATTGCAAAACTGCAATCTCGACATCGAAGCCTTGTGAAAGGCTTTTCACGGTCGTGTTCACACGCGACTGCTGATTTGAGTTGTGCATCAGACAGTTTAACATCTGAATTGCTCAACCGCATTCTGCCGCGCCCTTGGTACGTCGCTCTAAAGAAGACCTTTGTTCGCAACCTTCGGGTTGGCGACACGGTCTACTCTACTGCTTCTGTTTTACCCATGGGTAATGGTGCTACTTTCCCAGTCGAAACTCTGGTCTTCTATTGCCTAATCAAGGCAATAGGGGAGCTCACCGATTTGAAAGGCGTTTACTCTGTTTACGGGGATGATCTTATATACCCGTCTGACTTGCATAAGTTCGTTTCTGGAGTTTTTCCCCAGTTACATCTTAAGCTAAATCAGGATAAAACATTTGTGAATCTACCTTTCCGTGAGTCATGCGGTTCAGATTTTTACCGCGGCCAGGATGTACGCCCTTACTTTTTACGAGGTGAAGCTCAGTGTTTGACGCGAGTCAGATACGAAGCTTTCTTGTATAAAGTGTATAATGGTTTAACAGCTCGTTGGGATCCCTTAGAAATTAAGGAGACTCTAACGTGGGTGTTATCTGAGTTAGCGATGGTTTCGCACGGTATCCTCCGTGTACCGCCTTCTTACCCTGATTATTCGGGTGTGAAAGTTTCATCATCAGCTGATATACCATTATCTTTTACCTTATTACCGTTTTCTCCTGTTGATTGCCGTTTTATTAACGGTTCTCAAGATTTCCAGTTTGATTTCCTCACGGAAACCCCTAAGAAGCGCATTGTGAAAACAACACAGCCGTTTTATTGGCTAGCGCTACAAGGGATCACCGACGATGTTATTGTCGATGAATACAAGCAAGAAGTCGTTGAACCCGTTGTCTGTGAAGACGATGAGTTTCTCCAGGCCGCTCTCACACGCCGCACAGTACGTGCGATACGTGAGGGCCGTTTGCCGTTAGAAATACCGGCTGAACAAAGACGATCCAGCCTAAAGTGGAATAAATTAGTCCGGAAAACCGGGAAAATCTATTATCACCATGGTAGGAAGGTAGAAAAGAAGCGTACAACATACACAGCTGTTGTTGATTCCAAACAAGGATCAACTGTTTCAACAGCAACAACTAAGACGGGCTCAATTACTTTTTGGGCT